AACATGGAAACAAGGTTTGAGCTGGAGCAGCTTCTATTAAACGAACTAATTTTCTTGCAAAAGAAAAAAGAAGAATACTGGAACTGTCACCCCGACAATCCCGAAGGAATAGACCCTATAGCTGAATATAATAAAACAGTTCACGAGATAGGTGTGCTGATGGAAAAAATTAAGAATTTGAATAATTATTGACATGCCTCGGTGGTGAAATAGGTAGACACGCAGGACTTAAAATCCTGTGACTGATGAAGTCGTGCCGGTTCGACCCCGGCCCGAGGTACAGCAAGGGGAGAAAAAGGAAAACGGCTGCAAGGTGATCTAGACATTGCGCAGGTAGCCCCTTACCGATTTTGGTTCTATAGCTCAATTGGATAGAGCAACTACCTTCTAAGTAGTAGGCTACAAGTTCGAATCTTGTTAGGATCGCGTTTAGCTAAATTTAAGGCTTAGAGCTAGGGCTTGAACTAGCTTTTGAGCTTCCCCGGTAGAACCCCCCTCCTTAACTTTGTAAATATCTTTAAACTTAAAATCCTTATCCTCATCCCCCATATCCATCAACTCTCTTACACGAAATTTATCATCATTCATATCGATAAGGTAATGTTTCCCACCAACATATGTTCTAAGATATTTCCCACCTTTTACCTGGTTCTCGTATTTTTCAGCATAATTCTTGTAATCGTAAAAATCTCCTCCATCTAAATCAACCTTTATAGCATTTTTTATCTTTACAAGCTCACCATACTCATCCGGATTATCTTGCATCATTTGGTGCATTTTATCCTGTAATGATTCATTTATTACCCGGTTAATTTCTTCTTTGATGATCTGCTTTAATTCGTATAATTTCATGTTATTTAGTTTTATTATAAATATACATAAAAATTGTAAAAAATATTTTTAAAAACCATTAAAAAAACTTGGGTATTTGAATGTTTGTTTGTATATTTAATCATGTTAAACAATTTAAAAAACAAAGTTATGAAAAACATGTTCGCGTTAATGCTCGTTTGTGCCATGATGGTCACAGCTTGCTCAACTAACGAAACTCCCACCACCGAACCGACTACTGAGTCAGTTGATTCGCTCTATCAGGATACTGTAGATTTGGGTGGAAGTGTTGATACTGCTGCTGCAGCACAGTAATCAACATTGTGTTGTTCCCTTGAGAAAGGAATTGTAAAGAAGAGTGACATTACTTGAATTACAGAAAATGTAATCGCACACTACAACACAGAGGACTTCTCATCCTCAACACAGTCAGGTGGCGGAGTGGTTTAACGCTAACTAGGAAGAGTCTGAGGGGTGGTAACCTAGTACCTATACCCCGATGACCCCAGGTTCGAATCCTGTCCTGACTACTAAAATTAAAAAGTTATGAAACTAAAAACAACACCACACGATATATTTTACTACTTTGTAGTAGCATTATCAACTTTAGGACTTATAGCTTGGGTCTTTGCTGTTGTTGGTAATATTATGATATCTTTAATTTAAAAATCGATTTTTACATTTTCTTACAATACGTATATTATATAAAATACAATATGCTTTCACAACAACTCCATATATGCTCAAGTCCCAAATGGTTTAATACCATTGCGGATTATGCCTTATATGGGCTTGTTTGAAGCATATGACTTACATATGAATATTTAAGCAAGCCCGAAGAAATTCGGGCTTTTTTGTTGCAAATAGTCATATAAAGGTCATATAAAACGCGTGGAGATCACGTATTTTGGTCGTATATTTATATATATGATAATTGCGCGAGCAACAATCAAAAATTGTTCTTTGACATCTTGGAAAAGCTAATGCCCCCTCGTCTAACGGCAGGACAGCAGACTTTGATTCTGTTTATCGAGGTTCGAATCCTTGGGGGGCAACATATAGTCAGGTGGCGGAATTGGTAGACGCAGGAGTCCGCAAAACTCCACGTAAGATGCAGCGAGAGCTTTGACCATCTCATACAGGTTCGAATCCTGTCCTGACTGCAAAAAGTAATTCCAACAAATAAAGTTGTGAGTTGCATTAAAATAGCCAGCTATAAGCCAACATAAAGCGGTTGGGTACAGACGGAGTAATTAACCAGAGTACATTGCAAAAGCTGTGATAATGTAACAAATACCCTTCTGAGTTGGGTTACTTTAAATATAGTCAGGTGGCGGAATTGGTTAGACGCAACGGCAATCTTAGATATCAAGGTAACAAGATTGTTCTAGACATAGAAACGTGAGATGGTGACTTGAATATCTGAATTCTAAAAAAATAGAGGGATGCCTTTAAGATATTAGATATTTAGATATTCTACTCATACAGGTTCGAGTCCTGTCCTGGCTACAAAAAACAATGAAGAAGGAGACCAAACATAATAGTTTGCTGCTGGCCCCGAATTCTTTAAAGCGCAAAAGGTGGCAGTTACTCCCGAATGAAGTCTAGGGACTGAGGAATACACGGGTCTAACGGAAACGTATCGGGCATTGTTTTTTACAGTCAGGTGGCGGAATTGGTAGACGCAAAAAACTGCAATGTGGTAGGTCGAACCACACATTAAACAAAAAAGGCATCAACGCAGAAGTGCGGAAGCGATTACAGGTTCGAATCCTGTCCTGACTACATAATGGAAGGGTGGCAGAGTTGGTCTATTGCACCGGTCTTGAAAACCGGAGGGTGTTAAAGCTCCGTGAGTTCGAATCTCACCTCTTCCTCATAATTATGCTCTCGTGGCGCAATTGGTTAGCGCAAGATGCTTATACCATCGAGGTTACAGGTTCAAGTCCTGTCGGGAGTACAAAAGACCTCGTAGCTCAATTGGTTAGAGCTTCGCACTTTTAATGCGAAGGTTTCGGGTTCGAGTCCCGATGGGGTCACATTTACACCTTTAGCTCAGTTGGTTCAGAGCATTTGTTTTACAAGCAAAGGGTCGCTAGTTCGAATCTAGCAAGGTGTACTCACTCTTAGTGTTATGTGGTAAAACACACTGACCTCTGTGTCGCCTGGTACTGCGGTATCCGAACACAGAGCGAGTAAGTTGGTTCGAATCCAACAGAGTGGACAATATAGTCAGGTGGCGGAATTGGTAGACGCTAATACGGCAAAAACGTAAGTGAGAAATATCTGGAAGGATTACCACATACAGGTTCGAATCCTGTCCTGACTACAAAACACAATGAACAGAAGTATGGAACAAAGACCAGCGCAGGTCTCCATATGGAGTTAGCACCCTCTGCCGAGGCCTCGTAAAACTACGAATAAGCAGTTAAGATTGGAGCGAGATGGGTACTCCAACATTGTGTTCATTTGGTGATGTAGCTCAGTTGGTAGAGCGGAGGCCTGAAGAGCCTCGCGTCGTTGGTTCGAATCCAACCATTCACCACACAAATACGCCTGTATCGCATAGCGGCAATTGCAACTGACTGTAAATCAGTTCTCGTTTGAGTTCGGAGGTTCGAGTCCTTCTGCAGGCACACATTGGAATATAGCTCAGTTGGTTAGAGCATTTGACTGATATTCAAAAGGTCGCTGGTTCGAATCCGGCTATTCCAACACAAGGCTCCTTAGGCTAATGGATAAACTGCTTCGCTACGGACGAAGTGTTAAACGTTCGAATCGTTTAGGAGCTACAATTTGGTACTGTGTCCGACTGGCAAGGTGGAGCTCTGCAAAAGCTCTTATATTGGTTCAATTCCAATCAGTACCTCTAAAATAATGTAGGTGTGGTGAAATGGTATCATTACGGTCTCCAAAACCGCAGTTTGAGGTTCGAATCCTTACACCTATGCAACCTGGCGAAATAGCTCAATTGGTTAGAGCGCAGGATTCATATCCCTGAGGTTAGCAGTTCGATTCTGCTTTTCGCTACTAAAATTTAATAAAATGAAAAGGTTCAAATCAGTAGATAACAGAGTAATAGATGTTGTTGAACATACCTTAGAGATAATGAAAAGGTATCCTAATCTAAAAGTTCATATTGGTACTGATTCTCAAAATATAGGATTAGAAACATCATATGTAACTGTAATAGCATATCGTTTTGGTATCAGAGGTGTTCACTATATCTATACAAAAGAAAAAGTTCCACTAGTGCGCGATATGTTCACAAGATTATTTGATGAATGTGTTCGTACATTGGAAGTGGCAGAATGGTTTACCCAACAAATCAACATAAACGTTGAAATTGATATGGACTATAACCAAGACGAAATTGCACCTAGCCACAAACTTATAGGAGCAACTCGTGGTTGGGCCTTATCGTTGGGATACAAAGTGAATGTCAAACCTGATATTCAAATTGCTACAAAAGCGGCAGATTACCACTGCCGTTAAATGGCGGCTGTAGCTCAGTTGGTAGAGCGCTAGATTGTGGTTCTAGTGCGGGTGGGTTCGATTCCCATCGGTCGCCCATATGGAAGATTGGCTGAGTGGTCTAAAGCGGCACCCTGCTAAGGTGTTAATCGGGTAACTGGTTCATTGGTTCAAATCCAATATCTTCCGCAAATAAATTTGGCAAAATAAAATTTATTTTGTATATTTATGCCGAAGTGGTGGAATTGGTAGTCACACTGGTCTTAGAAATCAGCGCTGTATAGCATTGCGAGTTCGAGTCTCGCCTTCGGTACCATTTGTCTTGATAGCTCAGTGGTAGAGCAAGCGGCTGTTAACCGCTAGGCCGTAGGTTCGACCCCTACTCAGGACGCAATTAATACGCTCCGTTCGTCTAATTGGTTAGGACATTCCCCTTTCACGGGAAAGCTTACGGGTTCGAGTCCCGTACGGAGTACAAAAAACAAAAACTATGAAAAAACTACTTATTATTCTACTTGTGTTACTCAGTTCAACTGCGTTTGCACAAAAACCAATGGTTGGATTTACTGTTACTGAAATCAAAGAACGAAATCGTCTTGAATTTGGTACAATAAATTGGGAAAGATTAAATCAATCGGAGTATTGGGTTATATATACAGTCGATCCCAACTTTGATTTTATGACTATGTACTTTTTTAAGTGGGGGGGAACTGAAAACATTATGTGTACCCAAGCAACTAAATCTGATGATATAGCAAGGGCAATGCTAACAAGAATAATAGAAACTCACCACAATTTAGGTGATAATAGTTATAAAAACAATAATGGGCTTGTTGTTCAATATAAATGGCAATCAGATATAGAAACACATCAATTTATGCATTTCAATCCTGAGGGTAAAAATATTTTTAAAAATTAAAACATATTGCGGGTTATGGAAGTGGTCTATCCGCCAGGTCTCATAAGCCAGGAATCGGGGGTTCGAATCCCTCACCCGCTACAAAAGGGCTGTTAGTTCAGTTGGCTAGAACGTCTGATTTGCATTCAGAAGGTCATCGGTTCGAATCCGGTACGGTCCACAAAATGCTTCTTTAGCTCAGTTGGTAGAGCTCCCGCCTTGTAAGCGGATGGTCATTGGTTCGAATCCGATAAGAAGCTCAGTTGCGGCAGTAGCTCAGTTGGTAGAGCATAACCTTGCCAAGGTTAGGGTCGCTGGTTCGAATCCAGTTTGCCGCTCAATTTGCGATAATAGCTCAATTGGTAGAGCATCGTCCTTCCAAGTCGGAGGTTGCAGGTTCGAGTCCTGTTTATCGCTCAATGGTTCGTTAGTAGAGTTGGGTACAATATCGCACTGTCACTGCGAAGGTCATGGGTTCGATTCCCATACGAACCGCAATGAGTAAGAGATACTCAGAGTCTTTAGTTCAAGACTTAAACAATGGGCTCGCTTAAATCGGACAGCGGAATGCCGGTTCTTAGGGCTAAAGGTGCCAATCACAGCCCCTCCTTCGTAGTGTGACTGTTTTAATAGGGGATGCCCTGTAGGTTTTATCAATAGGAAAAAACCAGAATGACTACTCACCCCAAATCTCAGGGTGGGGAAACATAGGGGAATATATCAATTGGTTAGATTACGTGCTTTGGGAGCACGAGGTTGTGGGTTCGAGTCCCGCTTCCCCTACAAGGCTTTTCCTTAACATATATTTATATGCAAGATGGACATAAATAAAATCTTCGGCTCGTTTACTAGCGAGGACGACAACATTGTAGCAATTGATTTTTCTGAGCATCCCACTTATTTGTTGGGTATGTTTAAAAAATTAATTATTAATCATAAGAATTCTTTTATAAAGAACCTCATGTTTCTTTTAAAATCAGATCCTGAACTTGGGTCTGAGGATGTTAAGAACTTAGGTGATATGATTGTGTATAATAGAGCCTTTTCTTATATAGAAAAAATAGATCCATTTAATGTGGCCCACGCCCAAGTTATAAAAAATAATAATAATCCTCAATTTATAGGAACATTAAATTCTGCTATTTCATATTTTGAATCTAAAGAGGAATATGAAAAGTGTGCTCATATGTTTAATATTAAGAAACTCTTCGCAGAAGATACAAAGTAAACTTGGTTTTACTTAATATTATATTTATATTCCCACCATAAAACTATTACTATGAAAAATCGAAACATCATAATGCGAAGACTAGAGAAAGCAGAGGGTAATATCTCTAAACTATTTTTAGTACTCCAACGAGCCGGTTCTAGAGAAGAATTTGAAGCTATTCTTAAAGACACACAAGAGGTTATCCAAGATGCTAAAGCTTTTGTTCAACAAGAGCCTATGGGATCGTATGAATTTTAAATTAAAATAAATAGTTATGAAACTTACCGCAGAACAAATCCAAGAAAATTGGGATTATTTTATCCAACATATCAATACATGGATATCTTCTCCCCGTAAAGAGAAACTACTAGAATTTTACGAACAATATAAAGATCGTCTAATTCTAATGCCGGCCGCTCACAAGAAAGAATACCATAACGCATTTCCAGGAGGTTATATTGAACACGTCAATCGTGTTGTAGATTGTGCTCTTAAACTCAACAATTTGTGGGGTGAAATGGGAGCCGATTTAACTACATATACAGTTGAAGAACTTGTATTCTCCGCTATTAACCACGATTTAGGTAAAATGGGAGATGAAACAAACGAATCCTATGTCCCCCAAACAGACCAATGGCGCAAAGATAAACTAGGCGAAGACTATATGTTTAACAACAAAGTAGCATTCGCTTCGGTTCCTGATCGTGGTTTGTATCTGCTTCAATCTCATGGTGTTCAATATTCATTTAATGAAATGGTAGCTATCCAAACCCACGATGGTTTGTACGATGAAGGCAACAAGAAATATCTTATGACTTATATGCCCGAACAAAAACCACGTACTTGTCTTCCATTTGTATTGCATCAAGCAGATTTAATGGCAGCAAGAATTGAGTTTGAAAGAGAGTGGTTGCCAAAATTTAAAAATTCCGTGGAGGCCCCTAAAAAGAACTTTACATTGGACGCTAGCACTAAGTCCAACACTAAACCTGCTATAAACAAACAACAAAAAGCATTAAGTACACTTAAAAGTGAAGGTTTAAAAAATCTATTAGACAGTATATGATAATTTTAACAATAATTTTAGCGTTAATGGTCGTGGTCCTAGGATACACGACCTTTAACCTTCTACGCAAAAACGAAAAGCAAGAAGATATCCTTACAGGATATATGGTTTATCTAAATAAGATTTCTAAAATTATAGATGAATCAGATAAAAAATTAAAAGAAATAGACCATCGGGGTTCATTTAAAGCGGATGATGAAATTGGTTTTTTCTTTGAGAGCGTTAAGAGTATTCAAACTATTCTTAATTCTTTTAATATAAAAAATCTATAATGGTATATTTTACTCAAGATACGGAAGATGCTATCGTTAAATACAATAACGAGCACGATCCTGTTATTAAAAGTAAAATATACGAAAGAAAAATACATTATCCTTTTTTCAAATTAACCGAAAATATAGTCCATACATTTAAATTCTACTATACTGAGGTTGAAAATATTGAAGACCTACAACACGAAGTAATAACATTTCTTCTTTCCAAAATACATTTATTCGATCCTTCTAAAGGAGCCAAAGCATATTCTTATTTTGGAACAATAGCAAAACGCTATTTGATACTATCTAACCAGAAAAATTATAAAAAGCGATTAGATACTATTCCTGTAGAAGAAATATATGAAGATGAAAATCACTCATACGAACTAGAAGAAAACTACACAAACGATAAAATTTCAGATTTTATGGATATGTATGTAGATTTCTGTACTAAAAATATATTTAAATTATTTCCGAAAGAAGCAGATGCTCGAGTAGCCGATGCTATATTAGAATTATTTCGCAAAAGAGACCATTTAACCATTTTCAACAAGAAGGCACTTTATATTTATATTCGCGAGCAAATCGATGTTAAAACACCTAAGATCACTAAAGTAGCCAATCACCTATACAAATTATATAAATCTCATTATTTATTTTATGAAGAAAATGGTTATATGAAAGTTTGATATAACTATATTTATAATAAAATGATATGAGCCAATTTGATAAAATCGTATTCGGTAAAAAATCTTTTTCTAGCATACTAGAAGAAATATACGAAAACCAAAAGAAAAAAGATAAACAAATATCTACACTTATCTCGGAATTAAAACCATTGATAAACGAGATAGGCGATGCTACTCTTATAGTTCCTTTAATTAAAGAATATATGGAAATAGGAGTTAAAAACGACGATTTACTTGTTAAAATGGCAGCATTAGCCCAACGAGCTATAGCTAGCCAAGCATCAGGCGACCCATTAACAATATCAGATGCTGAAAAAGAGCAATTGTTAGCCGCTATCAATAATATAAAGGAGGAATAATGGGTAATAGGTTTTATGGGTATGCCGCCCAAAACAATAATCTTAATTCTAATCTAAATAATGGATCAGATGAAGGCAGAGATTTTAAAATTAATAATCTTATTGTTTCTGCTAGGGTTGTAGATATTGTTTTGGATGAAACTCATCCTCTTTTTAAGGAGGTAGGAGAATGGAATGGTTTGGGTACTATCGTGTATGATACTGATTTGTCAAATCCTCCTACATTTGTTATGAGTAATTTTGCTAAACCATTATATCCTAATACAAAAAATTATCCATTAATAAATGAAATTGTATTTTTATTAAACCTCCCAAATACTCAAATAGGAGATATTATATCTTCTACTAGTAAATACTATATATCTCCTGTTGCTCTATGGAATCACCCCCACCATAATGGATTTCCTTCAAATCCTAACACTCCTCCATCATCTCAACGAGTAGATTATATTCAAAGTGAAATAGGAGCCGTACGAAGAGTTACAGATCAATTTACTGAGATATATTTAGGGGAAACTTTTATAGAAGAGCCTAATATTCATCCTCTTTTACCTTTTGAAGGAGATGTAATAATGGAAGGGAGGTGGGGGAATAGTATTCGTTTTGGATCAACTGTAAAAGAAAGACCCAATAATTGGTCAATTACAGGATCAAATGGGGATCCTATTACTATTTTAAGAAATGGGCAGGGAGATAATCGTCCTGAAGGATGGCTACCTACAGTAGAAGATATAAATAAAGATAGTTCTTCTATCTATTTAACTTCTACTCAAAAAATCCCATTACAAGCCTCCAGCACAAAATATGAAAGCTACACTTCACCCCCCACAACCCCAGAAGAATATTCCGGAAAACAAATATTAATAAATTCAGGCCGATTAGTATTTAATACTACTCAAGACCATTTATTGTTAACTTCTAAAAAGTCTATTAATCTAAATGCTGTTAGTAGTGTAAATATTGATACTAAGGAATATATTGTTAAATCTGATGTGATAAAATTGGGGTCAAACGAAGCTAAAGAGCCTATATTAAAAGGGAATGCTCTAGTAACAGAATTACAAAATCTAATAGCCCAAATACAATTGTTAACTATTGCTTTACAGGCTGTTCCCCAAACATCAGCAGCAGCTGGGTTAGTAAATTCGGAATTACCTAAAATCTCAGCTAATCTAGAATTAACTAAATCCCAAATAAATAAGATTATATAATGGCTACTATATCTCCTGAGATTCTTCAAAATGTAACCCCTAGAGATTTGAAACAGCAAGGATTAGAGCGCCTTAGCACACTCATTCTAGATAAGGGTATTCAAATTAAAGATCAAATTGAGCCGCAGTTAACTGAGAAAATTCTAAATAAACTTAATTCTGTAGCTGATAATGTTTGTTTACCCCCAAACCAATTAGACCCATTAATTACTCTTAGAAACAATATTGTAGATCAGTTAAACAAAATAGGTCTATCTTTGGATATTGCTATTAGAACAGTAGGAATAACAAATAATACTTTAAATACACTGTTAACTATAGCAGCAGGCATACGTGCTGCAAAACCAGCAGCAATAGCAGCAGCTGCTACTCCAGCAACAGGATCTCCATTTGCTAGTCTTGTTTTAAATCTAAATGAAATTTTAGACAAGCTGAAATATGATGATTTGGGGAATCCAAAATTACAAAAAATAAAAGCAGCCCTAGATTTATCTGCCCCAGCGATATCTATAGCTGCTGTTTTTATCGCACAAACGATTACTACTTTGAATTCTATAGATTCTATTTTAAAGCGATGTGCGCCTAATTCTACCCTTACATCTACAAATGAAGGGCTAGTCCAAATATCACAACAACAAAATCAAGCAGAAACAACTATAAATCAAGAATTATATAACGGATTTGTAATTAGAATAGAAGAAATACCTTTTAGTCCTACTGTTACCCGTAGAAGAGCAATAGGTATAAATCAAAGCGGTATATCTTTAATTCAAACAGAATTATCCTTTACCACAAACCCCGAAATACTAATTAACGAACTTAAACTTATTATTGACAGAGATAATTTAAAAGCTTACTAATTTAATATTTATAATCATGAAAACCCAAGACTTTAAAAAAATCATTAAAGAAGCTGTAAGAGAAGCAATTCAAGAAGAACTTAAAGATATTCTTCTCGAAGCAGTCCGTTCTCCAAAGACAATCGTAAATGAATCTATTAGAGACACATATGCCCAACCCCACATCGAAAAACCAAAACAATTGACTGCCCAAGAACGCAGAAATATGTTCTCTGGAATTTTAGGAGAAATGCAACAGGGAGCAGTAGCTACCTCAGCATATGCCGGCCAATTTCAGCCCAAATCTACAGATACTGTAAATGGAGCATTGCCTGATGGGAGTGTTGGTTTGGATCAAATAATGAACTTAATGAATAAATAATGGCATTCGGAGCAAAAAGAATATTCCCTATAGATACCAAACCCGGAACCGGGGTTGGAGTAGCTATTCCTTTTAATGCTCCTGCTGTTTTTAAAACAACATATACTACAAAAGATGCTGTTAGAAATAATCTAATAAATTATTTTTTAACAAATAAAACCGAAAGATATTTAAACCCAAATTTCGGTGCCAATTTAAGAGCTTTTATTTTTGAACAAATTACAAATGGAAATCTAGATTTTTTAAAACAAGATATCCAAGCGCAATTAACTGCGTTTTTCCCAAATGTACTCGTTCAAAATCTAGAAGTAACCGGAAACCCGGATACATATGAAGCCAATGTTATATTAACGTATAACGTTGTAGATACGGGTATAAATGACGAAATATCAATAACATTCACATAATGGCACAAAGAAAAAACATACAATATATAAACCGAGATTTTGGTGAATTTAGAGCTAGTCTAATAGACTACGCCAAAACCTATTTCCCAACAACATACAACGATTTCACACCAGCCTCGCCTGGTATGATGTTTATGGAGATGGCCGCTTATGTAGGTGATGTTTTATCTTTTTATCTTGATAATCAAATTCAGGAAACATTTTTACAATATGCTCGTCAACCAAATAATTTGTATGAATTAGCATATATGTTTGGTTACAAACCAAATGTAACCCAAGTTGCCACAACAAATATTGATTTTTATCAACAGGTTCCTGCTATATTATCTGGGTCAACTTATGTTCCTGATTTTTCTTATGCCTTATCTATTGCAGATAATGCAATATTATCATCTCCTATTAGCCCAAATATACCATTTATTACAGAAGATCCAGTAGATTTCTCAGTATCTAGTTCAGGGGATCCTACCGAGGTTACTATATATAGTTTAAATGGTAATAATCCTGAATTTTTTCTCTTAAAGAAGGCTAGAAGAGCAATTTCTGCTACTATCAATACAACTCAGTTTACATTTGGGGCCCCTCAACAATTTTCTACTGTTACAATAAATGCAAACAGAATTATAGGAATCTTAGATATATTTGATACAGACAGCAATGAATGGTATGAAGTTGATTACCTAGCCCAAGAGACAATATTTGATAGTATTAAAAATACCAATGTAAATGACCCTAATTTATCCCAATATTCAGGGGATACTCCTTATCTTTTAAAGCTAGAGCAAGTCCAAAGAAGATTTGTTACAAGAGTTATAGATACAGGGTCACTACAAATACAATTTGGTGCTGGGAGCGCAACAGATACAGATGAAGAAATAACCCCAAATCCAGATAATGTAGGTATAGGATTACCATTTGAAAAAGATAAACTCACAACAGCTTATTCTCCTTCAAATTTCTTATTTACAAAAACATACGGCATTGCTCCTTCTCAAACAACATTAACTGTTAGATATTTAACAGGTGGGGGAGTAGAAGCAAATATTCCTGCAAATAATTTAACAAATATAACAGGAGATATTCAATTTTTAAATAATAATCTAGATGTTTCTACTGCAAATTATGTAGTATCATCATTAGCTGTTACAAACCCGATAGCAGCAGACGGAGGAGGAGATGGAGACACAATAGAAGAAATTCGCCAAAATTCTTCAGCAAATTTTGCAACACAACTTCGAAATGTAACACAAGATGATTATTTAGTAAGGGCATTATCTATGCCTGCTAAGTATGGTGTTATATCAAAAGCATATATTGAACCTACAAAGGCACAATCAGTATCATCAGGGGAAGCTTTAGGAATATTAGATTTATATGTTTTATCTTATGATTTCAATAAAAAATTAACTACTACTTCTCCTGCTTTAAAACAAAATTTGCAAACATATTTATCTTTTTATAGAATGATAAATGATTCTATTACTATAAAAGATGCATTTATCATTAATATTGGAGTAAATTTTGATATTATAGTATTACCTAATTATAATTCAAACGAGGTATTAATCCAATGCCTGGCGGCATTACAAGATTATTTTGCAATAGATAAATGGCAAATCAATCAACCTATAATCCTTAGAGATATTTATATCTTATTAGATAGAATTGAAGGAGTACAAACAGTTAAAAACATAGCAATAACAAATAAAGTAGGCACAAGTTTAGGATATAGTCAATATTCATACGACACTACAGGAGCAACAAGTGGTAATGTAGTGTATCCCTCACTTGATCCTATGATATTTGAAGTAAAATATCCAAATACAGATATTCAAGGCAGAGTAGTACCTTTATAATAATACAAAATGGCAGTATATAAAATATTCCCTTCTCAAGACGCTACATTATATTCGGCTTATCCTGCTATGAACACAGGAATAGACGAAATTTTAGAAGCATCTACTAATTTCAAAACAGGAGTTACAGAAACAAACGGAGAATATCCTCAAGCTTCTCGTTTTTTAGTTCAATTCGATTCTGATGAAATTACATATGTAAGTGCTTCTTTAATAGGAACAGCAAGTTGGACAGCTAATCTTAAGCTTTTTGTAGCCGATGATACTGGATTATCTGGTACTACAGCAGTAGCAGCTAACGCCGTTGCTCAGCCATGGAATATGGGTACAGGGCGTTACTTAAATAATCCTGAAACCCAAAATGGTGTATCATGGAAATGGAGATCCTACTCAGGAAGCAATGCTTGGACTACTACTGGATTTTCTGCTGGGCAAACCGGGTCATATAATTTAACTACTAATCCTAATTCTGCAGGAGGTGGGGTATGGTGGACTGGTTCTCAAGCCACAAAAATATTCTCATATTATTCAGACTTAGACTTAAGCTTTAATGTTAAATCTATAGTAGAAAAATGGACGGGAAGCGCTTGGGCAAATTATGGATTTATAGTTAGACAAACAGAATCTCAAGAATTTGTAAACAGTATTAATGAACAAGTAACTTTAAAATATTTTTCTAGAGATACCCATACTATATATCCTCCCTGCTTAGAATTTAAATGGGCTGATTCAGTATACAATACGGGTAGTTTAACAGTGTTAACTACTAATCCTGCTACTATTTTATTAGCCCAAAATCCTGGGGTGTTTTATGATCAAAGTGTTAATATTTTTCGTGTAAATGCAAGACCAACATATCCTCCAAAGGTATGGCAAACATCTTCTATTTATATGACTAACTATGCTTTACCAGCAGAATCATATTATGCTATAAAAGACTTGGATACTAACGAAATGGTTATAGATTTCGATACAACATATACTAAATTAAGTTGTGATGTATCAGGAAGCTATTTTAAATTATATATGAACGGATTAGAACCTGAAAGGTATTATACTGTTTTAATTCAAACTACAATTCAAGGATCAACAATAGTATTTGATGATAATTATAGCTTTAAAGTTGTTAACCCATAATGGCAAAAGAAATTATAGATTTAAGTAAAGTAGTATACAATAAAAATCAATACACTAAAGTAATTGATACGCAATTTACTCAGTTGATCTCTGCCCCTGTTACAGCATCTATCAGTGTACCTTCTCAAATAAATGAATTCTTTGCCCAATATCAAAATTTATTCTTTGAAATCCCAAAATTTGGCCAAACAAACTCACACGAATATCTAATAAAGACCAGTGGAGAATATGTTGGAGAAATCAGAACAGACGACACAGTAAATGCTTTACTTGAAGAAATAACTCAAGTAAGACAAGAAAATTTAGATCTTCAACAGCAACTATTTCAAATATCTCGAAATACAACCAATACACAATGACAGAAATAGTTAACATACAAAATATTGATCCTATTACATTTGAGTTGCAAACATACTCGCCTGAGGATACTTCTTTGATTACATCAAACGATATTCCAACTCGATTTAACCCAGAAACAGATTATTTAGAGTATTTTATATACGATTTAAATAGAAATATTTTAGTAGAAAATGTTACTGGTTATCCTAATTTTACTCTTTTAGATAATCAAGTTACTATAGACCCGGAAGCTGATTTGAGAGCTTTTGGTTTTACA